ACAGCGGTGGATGCTGTGTTAAACAAAGTACCAGTGGTTACACATAGTAATAATGTATGTTATCCTTTGTCAGGTAATACAGCGAACATAGAAAATAGAACTATGAAACCTAGAGAAGATATTACAGTATGGTTAAGAACATTAGCCAATAATCAATTTACTATACAAGAAATAGAAGATGGTTTAGCATGTGATATACTAAAGGAACAATATGATTAATTTTGCTTGTGTATTTTATGGTGACAAATATATTATGCCACCTACGGATCCATGGTCTTATGTACGAAACTTATATAACATGGTTGAAAGAAACTTAACTATACCTTATAGATTTGTTTGTTTTACAGACAACACAATCATACATAAACGAAAAGAGTTTAAAGGTAAAGATATAGAATTTAGACAATTTAAAAGACATGACTTTGAAGGCTGGTTTAATAAACTACAACTCTTTAGTCCACAAAGTGAGTTAGAGGGCGATACTTTATATATGGATTTAGATGTAGTAATTACGAAGAACATAGATGAGATGGCCACAATAGGAGAATCAAAGAACTTTGTAGGTATGAATGACTTTAATCCATCATCTGGTTTGTTTAACTCTAGTATAATGAGATTTAATAACAAATATCATAGTATCATATGGGAAGAGTATATAAAAAAAAGAGGTGATTTTAGCAAATGTCATGGTGACCAAGAAATCATATCTCAAATAATAAAAGACAAAGAAGACACAATATCCTTTCCTGATTCGTGGACACAATCATACAAATGGTTAAATCGTAAGGGTGAAAAATACCATATAGATAAAATGACATACGAACAAGATCCAAATGCTAAAGTTTGTGTGTTCCACGGTAGACCAAATCCACACGAATCAGACCAGGAATGGGTCAAAAATAACTGGAAATAAAGCAAAAATCACCCTTCGGGGTCTTTGTTCTGGTTTCGTTCTACTAAAAACTCAATAAAATCAACGATAATTAACGCTTGACTTATAGGCCAGGTATGATATTATATACCAATGATTAACACTAATAAAGGACAATACACTATGATACAAGAAAACTTAATAGATAACAACTTTGAAGACAGAATGATACAAACTATTGATATTAATAATATACTTAATCAACTCACCCCAAGAGAAATAGTTGTATTAAAAATGAGATCAATGAACTATACTTTAAAAATGATTGGCCAGAGTAAAGAATTTAAAATCGCTTCTCGTTTGATGAAAGACATTGTTAAAACTGATTATGTTGACGCTGAACGAATCAGACAAATTGAAGCGAAAGCTATGAGAAAATTAAAACACCCTAGTAGATCAAACGCTTTAAAAGACTTATTAATTAATGACTAAAACCAGTACAAAACCAGAACAAAAAAGTTTATTTAATGGCTTGACTTTTAGTCCAAATATGATAGGATATATGTATATTATGAAAAAAAACACTAACAAAAAGGAAACACTATGTCAAAAGTAAAACAATGGGCTGAAGATACAGCCGAACAAAAAGTAGATTCAATTATATTCAAACTAAAAGATGGTCAGATTGATTATGATACAGCTAAAGTTGATATTTTGAATACAGAGAATAAACAAATGTTAGGTATTAATTCAGAAAACGTTGATGAGATAATCGATATGGAATTAACATCAGCTAATATTTCAAAGAGTGATTTAAAACAGGAGAATGCTTAATGAGTAAGACATTTAATGTATGTTATTTGAGAGAGTATTCGGATCCAGATGTTGGTGGTGAATACTTTTATTCTTATGAAACGGTATATAGAAATGTACCTAATAAGTTTAAAAAGAAATTCAATGATAAGACAAAACTAAAGATTTTGAAACACATAGATTGGAACTATAAAGAAACAGCAACCAACTATCAGAATATATCTAAACTGGAACTTATAGATGAAAAACAATATTACACAACATACGGAGATGTATATCCTGAATCTGCTGAAGGTGACAAGAAACTGTGGATGGATTATGGTCAATCGTATGATAGACAATCTTTAAGAAAAGACTTTAATAAAAAATTAACAAAAAGAAAAGTATTAAGTTATAATGATAAGAGGATAAACTAATGAAATACGGTGAAGACAAGATAGTAAAAGAAATAGGTAAATATATCGAATCAACTTACGGACAACATTATAGTACAACCAAAGATGGTTTTCAAGTACAAGATATGTTAAGACAATTAGATATTGATAAAGATTTCTGCCAGGCTAATGCCATTAAGTATCTTTGTAGATATGGTAAAAAAGATGGTAAGAATAGAAAAGATTTATTAAAGGCGATACATTATATCGTATTATTAATGAGTAGTGAAGACAACAAATAGGAGAATATTATGGACACACAATATAAAGACACTGATGTTATGATAGTAAAAGAAGATTTAGGTAAAAATCTATACAGAAAGAAAACTTATTACACATTGGTGATAGAACAAGACGTATTAGCAAATACTAAAGATGAAGCTGAAACTAAATTTGGTAATAATGGTATAAGTCACTCAAATATAAATGCTGAGATCACAGAAGAAAAAGAAGGTGTATCAACTTATATGATTGACGCTAACTATTCAGAATCTGATAAAACAGAATACCTTGGTAAAGTAACTTATACAGATGATGAGTTTGCTGAAGAAAACGGTGATGTAGAAATAAACAGATATGTGGAGGAAAATGAAAAATAAAATACAAAAAGATGTAAGAATTATTGAATCAATATGGGATACAATAATGAAAAATACACAATATAAAAATATTGATTTTACTAAATTTGAAAATGCTTATATTGATTATGAAAAAAAACAGATTGATTTAGGCAATTATATTTTAACAATTAACAAAAAAAATAAAATATGAAAAATAAAAGAAATCAATTAGAAAGAAAACTAGATGAATATAACCATACGATGGAATTGATTAGAACAATTGTTCCAGTAGTTATATTAGTTCTTCAAGTTATTATATTGGTAAAAATTATATGATAGAAACAATAGCAACCATTGATATTATTGAATTAGCATTAGACAATTTAAATAGTATTAATTATAATAATAAAGAAGATACTGAAAAGAAAGTGGTAGAGGCAAAAATTACTTTACAAAATTTCAGAGATAAACTTCAAAAAGAGATTAATGAATTTGACAAATGGGCTACGAATCAGTCAAATATAGACGAATCAATACAACTAGAAATTGATTTAGAATCAGGAAAGTAAGTAAAATCAATGCTTTTTAAAGGGTTGACAAATACACCATTTTCTGATAGGATATAGACTATTAACACTAACAAAAGGACATAATATATGAGTTACTTATACACTAAAGAACAACTATTCAACGAGTTTAAAGACGTAACAGTAAAAGATCAAAGTAAGAAAAAAGAAACTTTTACTCACAGAGTCGAATATCTAAAAGCTCTTAAAGAAGATATGATCAAAGTACCGAAAAACTTTAATAATCTTAATCTTACAACAGATCAACTACAGAATTTGATTGATGATTGGTCTGCTCCTAATCCGAGAGATGCGACATACATGAGAGTTTTTAAAATGACATACGCTGAGAAAAAAGCAGAAGAAGAAGATGAGTATTATGACTTGACTAAAAAAGAAAAAGTATATACTCCGAAAAAGAAAAAAGAAGAAGATATAAAATATAACTAAATGTTAACTAAAAGCGAAAAATTAAATAAGTTGAGAGAAGACTACGATAATTATTGTAGATCATTAGGTGTCAATATTGATTCCGACTACAACTCTTTTGAAGGTTATAATATGCCAAATTACAATTGTAGGCCATCAGTTCCTACAAGTGATAGAATAGTAGGTGATACTAAAAAAAGAGTTTACTCCACACAATTACCTATTGGCAAAACAATTAGTGTGGCGTATAACAAAGGTCCTTATATGATTGTTGATGTTAAGGACTTTAAAACTATGGGAAAAAAAGTATGAGAACAATAAAGACATTTTTAGTAAAAATCATATACCATTATTCAACTTATTTAACAAGTTGGTCTTGGCAGAAATTATATAAAAATAAAAATAGCTTAGGTTATAAAAAAGGAGAGAAATAGTATGACAAAAAAAATTGAAATAACAATGATGAATGACGGCCAACTATCAATAGATGGTCAATGTAAACCAGCAGGTAATATTCATATTGAAGAATATGTTGATAATGATTTAGTTGGAGGTTCTTATACCACATATGAAAATGTAGTAGAAACATTAAAAGACTTTTTTAAGGAGGTAAAATAATGGGTCACGCTAAAAAAAGAGGCACATATGAAGAAAGAGTTGCTCAATCTAAAAAAGGTATAAAAACCTATGAGCAGTTTTTAGAGGTAAAAACAGATACTAGAGTTAATAAATCTAAAGTATTTGTTGATTATGTTAAACATACCAATCAAAAGTAAAAAAAGAGGACAAATAATATGAGAACAATGATGATGATAACCATTGCCGTCTTAATGACTATGACTATGGTAAAGAGTGACGAAACAATAGACGTTAAAGTTAAGAACTATATTGTAAACGAAGTTAATGATATTAAAGAGTATCAAAAAATTCAATGGGAACAAGGCAAACAACAGAATGCTAACAATTGGAATTTTATCAAAACAATTTTCATAAAGGTGAAAAATAATGTTACACAAGATTAGTGATTTTTGTTTAAAGATAGATGGTCTTAAAAAGACTAGCGATAGATTGTATAATCTTAAATACAATAATTCAAAAACACCTGAAAGGGATGCTGAAGTTAATGAGTTAATAGATGATATTCAATCTACGTGTAAAATAATTTCTGCTGATAATAAACCATATGACAAATAGAAATTATAGCTCACACGACTTTAGAAAGAATACAGATGACGCTGTTATTGTAGATGAACACAAAACAGTTATTAGAGAAGCTAATGCCTGTAGAGTTGTCTTTAAAGATAAACACGGTAAAGAACAAGAGGTGGAAGTATCCAGATTGATACAAGTATTTCTTAATAATATTTGGGAGAATAAAAAAAGTGTCAAATAAAGATATAACTATAAAACAATTAGAAGAACAGAAAAAAGAAATAAACGAGAAGTTAGAACACTACGAGTTTAGAGGTCCATCTATAAAGATACAAGAACTTGAAGATGAACTTTTTGAAGTGAATGATACAATAAAGAAATTAAATGCCTAGAATATTTTTAATATTAATTATTGGTGTATTATTAACCAATTGCTCAGCCAATAGATCAACCGTTGGTGCCACATTGGGTGGAGCAACGGCTACGAGTGCTTGTGTGAGTTTAGGTGTTACAGATCCATATGTTATTGGTGGTTGTGCTTTAGTAGGTGCCTTTAAGGGTGCTGATATTATGTATAAATCAGACTATGATGTACACAATGCCGTATTTGTAGATCATTTAAATACAGGTCCGTCAAAACAATCATATACAAATTGGTATAATCAGAAATCAGGTAATAGTGGTATTATCAAAACAAGTAGCTCTTATATGAAAGGTCCTTTAAAATGTAAAGATTATGACGCTACAGTTGATATTACACAACAATGGCCTTTAGTTGGAATTGGAAGTCCAAATAGAAAAGCAGTGTTTGGTACAGCATGTCAGTTACCAGACGGAAGATGGATTGAGGGTTAATGAGAAAATTATTATTAATTATATCATTATTGGTTCTAACATCTATAGTAGTAAATCATGTTATGGCTGGAGAAAAGATATTATATTCAAAAGTAAAAACAATACAACCAGAAAAAACTGATGGCCAATATTGTTTTGTAAAGGTTGTTATCAAACAAGAGGGAGATACAATCTCAAAAGAAGAAATTTTGGAGTGTGCTGACGGTAAAAAGGGTATTGATACCCCAGGTTATTGGGATTTATTTGCTCAATTCTATTACAGAGATGTTTCAGCTCCAGAATATTGCCGATATTATAGTCGGCCAAAACATGTCTTTAAAACACCAGGAAAGACTTGTTTAAAAATAGATGGTGAATGGGAGGTTAGATGATTAAGAATATAATCATAATATCACTTCTACTTGTAATTGTGTTAGATGTTAGTCCTAATGAGTTTTTAGACTATATTTCAATGGGACTTGACAAATTGCAAGATTTAGTATATAATGTAAAAAGTGAGGTTAAATAATTATGAATAAAATGATAAAACTAGTATCAGTTGTAGTAGCAGGCCTATTG